AAGAGTAAAGTCAAAGAGTAAAGCAGCTTAGACTTTTAGCGGGGTCTTCGTTAATTGAAAAATGGCTTAGTAGTTTGCGGTGTAAGGAGTGATTGGCCTAACCAATCGTGCATGAGTGATACAAGTAGGAATATTTGTGGACAAGATAATAAACCATAAGTTATCAAAAGTCACTCGTTTAAAGCAGTAGTCTCATGCTGGTTAATGGATATATGGTAGACGAATGATGTCACAGGTTCGAGTCCTGTCGTTCCAATTGTATCTCTGTGAGTAGCTATCACAATAGGGGTACAGGGCGGTAATTAGATTTAGGCTGATTAACCTGTAGGACAGAGATAAAATAGCACTATATAAGGCTCTGGTGGGGGAGGCACCCACTTACCGCATACAGTCACTCTTTGAGTGGCTTTTTTTGATTATTCGAAAGGTGGTGATGGAAAATTGAACGAGAGACAGAAACATTTCGCTGATGAGTACATCATCAGTAGAAATGCAACACAATCTGCTATTAAGGTGGGGTACTCAGAGAAAACGGCATATAGCATAGGGCAAAGATTGTTGAAAAATGTTGAGATTTCTGAATACATTAAAAAACGTACAGAGGAACTTTTTGACGAACGTTCGATGTCAATTGTAGAAGCCTTGGCAATCTCTGCTAGTATTGCTAGAGGGGAAACTCAACAAGGATATTCTAAAAAAACTGTAAAGACCGCTGAAGGTGTGGAGGTATCGGAAACGACCTATGAATTTACTCCAACAATTGAAGAAAGACAACGTTCTATAGACCATATATTCAGAGTAAATGGAGCGTATTTAGAGAGAAAAGAAATCGAGATGTCTTCAGCTGTCCAATTCGTTGATGATATAGGAGTTGGCGATGAAGCGTAGAATGAGTGAGTTTATCCCAAAGGCTTTTTACTCTATGTGGCGTGCAGCATTTGACCCTAAAATCTTACATGTAGTGGAAAAGGGTGGCCGTGGTTCTGGCAAGTCCAGCGACATCGGACACGTTATTGTTCAATTGATTATGCGCTATCCAGTCAATGCGGTGTGTATTCGTAAGACAGATAATACCCTAGAACAATCGGTTTACGAGCAATTGAAATGGGCGATTAGTGAGCAAGGGGTCAATCATTTATTTAAGATTAATAAGTCCCCTTTGAAGATAACCTATATCCCAAGAGGGAATTATATTATCTTCCGTGGTGCACAAGATCCAGAGCGTATCAAATCCTTGAAAGATAGTCGCTTTCCGTTTGCGATTGGCTGGATTGAGGAGTTAGCTGAGTTTAAAACTGAAGATGAAGTAAAGACAATCACCAACTCCCTTCTTCGTGGAGAATTGGCTGATGGTCTTTTTTATAAATTCTTTTACTCTTACAATCCACCGAAAAGAAAACAGTCTTGGGTAAATAAAAAATACGAGAGCGTTATACAACCTCCTAACACCCATGTACACCATTCGACATACAAAGATAACCCTTTTATCGCCAAAGAGTTTATAGAAGAAGCAGAGGCCACGAGAGAGCGTTCTGAGAAGCGTTACCGTTGGGAGTATCTGGGTGAGGCTATCGGTTCGGGTGTAGCACCGTTTGAAAATCTGGTATTCCGTAAGATTACAGACGAGGAAATAGCAAGGTTTGATAACATTCGACAAGGTAACGACTTTGGTTATGCTAACGACCCTCTGGCCTTTGTAAGATGGCATTACGACAAGAAGAAACGAGTTATCTACGCTATTGATGAGATTTACGGCGTGAAGATTAGCAACCGTGAATTAGCTGAAAGAATCCGTGAGAAAGGCTATCAATCTCAGATGATAACCTGTGATAGCGCAGAACCTAAGTCGATTGATGAGTTAAAACTGCAGCTGAATATTCCGCTTGTTCAAGGCGCTAAGAAAGGTCCTGATAGTCGTGAGTATGGAGAACGCTGGTTGGATGATTTGGATGCAATTGTGATAGATCCAGAACGCACACCGAATATCGCAAGAGAGTTCGAAAGCGCTGACTATGCAGTTGACCGTGATGGGAATCCCAAGCCTAAGCTAGAAGAAGTAAACGACCACACAATCGACGCTACTAGATATGCGTTTGAAGACGATATGAGACAGCCAGGAATATCATTCTGGTAGGAGAAGGAGAAATGTTGAGTAATTGGTTTAAATGGTTAATCAGGCGGTTGTTGATTAAGAATACAACCCAAAATGAAATACTAGAGATTGAGATAAAAGAGCACCAGGGTTCTGAGAAAGTAAGTACGATGAAACAGGCTTACGAATATTACCGAAACCAAACGGATATTCGAAAGAAAAAAGTAGATGTTGATTGGCGGACGAACTCAAGGATTGAATTGGGTTTATTTAAGAAACTGGTAGACCAGAAGGTCGGGTATTTGTTTTCTAAACAACCGACAATCTCGCTTGAAGGAGAAAAATCACAAGATTTCTTAGATAGCGTGTTTGACGAGGATCTTTTATCTACGATTAAGTCACTTGGTAAGGAAGCAGTGATGAAAGGGATAGCTTATGGCTTGCCTTATTACGACGAGAATGGCCGTCTACGCTTGTTTAAAATCCCAAGTGAACAGATTATTCCTTTTTGGAAAGACGAGCGTCATTTGGAACTATCTGCCTTTGTACGTGTCTACAAACAAGCAGTTTATGAAAGCGGAATGAAGAAGACCAAAACCTTTGTAGAATACTACGATGAACAAGGAATTACAGATTATATCTGGACAGGTTCACACCTTGAACTCAATCCACTGTCTAAGGAGACCAAGGGGAATTTTTATTATGTCAACTCTGATGGCACACGGATTCCTTACACTTGGGAGAAAGTGCCTCTGATTCCATTCCGCTACAACGAGTATGAGGACGGTCTTTTAGTCCAAACCAAGTCTCTGATTGATAATATTCAACTTCAAATGTCTACTAACGCAGATATGTTGGCAGATATGCCGAAACTGATTTATGTTTTGAAAAACTATCAAGGTGCAGACCTGGGCGAGTTCATGAATAATCTGAATAAGTTCCGCTCTATCAAAGTTTCTAGCGATGGCGGTGTAGATACCTTGCAAGCAGACAATGATACCAGCGGAGTTGAAGCGGATATCGAACGTTCTCGTAAGTTCTTGTATGAGGCTGCTCGAGCCATTGATACCCAAGATGATAATCTAGGCAATGCAAGTGGCCAAGCTCTTAAATGGCGCTATACAGACCTTGATTTGGACTGTAATGAGCTAGAAAACGAGTTTCAAAAAGGTATCAAGCAATTCCTTTGGTTCGTAGAACAGTATGCAGCTAACAAAGGAGTAGCGTTTGATTCATCTAAATTTACTTATGTATTTAACCGTGACATCATTTCAAATGAGTCTGAAGCTATTCAAGATTGTGTAAACTCAATCGGTATCTTAGACGATTTAAGCATTCGTGAACAACATCCATGGTATCAACCAGAGGTTGAGAAACGATTGAAAGAACAACAGGAACAAGGACAAGATACATACTCTCAGACTAATTTCAAAAAGGTAGATGAAGATCATGACGACCGAGAACAAGAAAAAGATAGATGAGTATTGGGATGAGTATTGGACTGAGCGTGCTTTACAACAGGAACAAAACGCTCAGATAGTTGCCGATAGGTATATGGCCCAGATTGGTCAATCCTTAGCAGACTATAAACACCAGCTTGTTTCTGAGATTGAGAAGTTCTATGCCAGATATGCTGTTGATAACAAGATGACTCATGCGGAGGCCAAGCAATATCTGACAGATAAAGAGCGTAGAGAGTTTAAGCATGTAACTCTTGAAAGATTCCGTGAGATGTCCTTAAATCCTGATACACCGACACCACTGTTGGACGCTTTGAGCTATCGCCACCGTATCAGTCGCAAGGAGGCTTTGCTTGCCGAAATTGAGCGTCTAACGGCTGAGTTATACGGAAAGCCAGACGGCATACATGACAAGGTCACAGAGGCTCTGAGTGACGTCTACATCAAAGGTAAAATCCATCAAGCTAAGAACTTGGCACATTTCGGAATCATAGAGAAACCAATATTAGGTGTAGATGCAGTTAAGCATAAGATGGGGAGTAACTGGAGCGGTAAAACATTCTCAACGAATGTGTGGGGGCATGATGCAGCTGTTTATAAATCTATCAGTGATACAATCAATAAAGGCCTAACAGGTGGCTGGTCTATTGATAGAATGGCTAGGGCTCTTTCTGAGCGGACAGGAGTTGCCTATCATCGGGCAGATACGCTTGTCAGAACTGAGACGACCTTTTACAATAACCTTGCGACGCTAGATACTATCAAGGAATTAGGTGGCAACCACTACGAAATCGTAGCAGTTTTGGACAGTCGTACAAGTGAGATTTGCAGGTTAGAAAATCACGAGGTTCATTCTGTTAAGGAATATGAACCAGGTCGAACCGCACCGCCCTTTCATGTTCGTTGCCGTTCTACTATCAGACCTGCAGTCAAGTCCGATAAACCTAGTCCTTACTTCAATATCTTGCAAAACGACGGCTCAGTAAAACTAGCCACTGAGCAACGTTCTCTGGACGAAATCTTTGCAGGATGGGAGCGTGAAGGGGAAGCCGTTCTTAGAGGTGTTAAGGGATCTAAGCAAGAAGTGGCTGACAAGGTTTTTGTAGCTGATAAACCAAATGAAATAGATGATTTCTTTAAGAAACAAAAATCTTATCAGAAGTGGTATAATGAGCTTGACGAAAAACAAAAAGATGCTATTTTCAATTACACCATGTCTCCACATGAGCAAATAAATTCCGTGATGAGGCAAGGCTATGAAGGATACAGAAAAAATGGTTTAATGGGAATTGAAGCATCTGAAATTCCTTATGTCGAAAGATATTTGCAAGAAAACCTAGAGCTTTCCAAAAAGTTAGAAACCGTATTTGGAAGCTATAAGACTGAGGAAAGTTTCATAACTTATCGTGGAACTAGGGCAGAACAATCATACTTTAATAACTTAATTGTCGGTCAGACTACTGTAATCGACAAGGCTTTTATGAGTACAAGTTTAGCGAAAGAAGAAGCATTAAACTTCTCTAATGATGGAATCGGAGAAAGGTATCTATTGGATATTACGGTAAGAAAAGGTTCTAAATCTGGAGTATACATATCTGAGCTTTCGGATATGCCAGAAGAAAAAGAATTTCTTATCAAACCATCTGCTAAATTTAAAGTTATATCCGTAGATAAAAATTCATCAGGATTAAATTTGATAAGTTTGGAGTTACAAGATGATTAAAAAAAGATTTTTAGAACCATTTCAAGATATCCCGAGTGTTAGAGCTGATATTTTAGTTTTTACACAGGGGGTATCTCTAAAATCTATTGCTTCGTTTTTGGAGTCAGCTAGTGATGATGAATTACATAGAATAGGTAAAGCAGTTTTTTACCTCTATCCTGCCAATATTCGAGAACAGTTAGCTAACAAGAGAAAAGATTCGGTAGATTATAGTTTCATCGACGACTACACTCGTACATATAATATTGATTCCACTACCACATCTAAAGATAAGTCTCGAGGTAGTGCACTGCTCGCATTTTTACGAGAAAATCCTGATATGGATGCAACAGAATTTTGTAAAAAACTTAAATTATAATACGAATTAAGCACCTAGAACAATCTAAGTGCTTTTTCCGTGCTCAGAAAGGAGGAGGTCATGTTTATCTGGGATTTAGTATCAATTTTATTAGGTTGGATTATATTTTTTGCATTAATTTTGTTCGTAATAATTAAATTATTCGAAGTAATCTCAGCAGTAATTTCAACTCTAAAAGTCGGAATTGAATACAGAAAGAAACTGAAACAATTGAAAAACAAATAACCTAACCGCATCGAAATCGAGGCGGTTTTCTTTTCGCCCTGGGCATGGCGTTAAAAGGCTTTTTTACTTTACCAAAATGTCGTGGTCGTTGCCACGTTAAACAAACGTACAGGAGGAAAAGAAATGAATCGTAAATTTTTGGAACAGTTAGGATTGACTGAAGAACAAGTTGAAGCAGTTATGTCTGAACATGGGAAATCAACACAGGACCTACAAGCGAAGGTGTCTGCTGCAGAAGATAATGCCAAAGGCTTGCAAGACCAGTTGAGAGAGCGTGATAAGGACATGAAACAGCTCAAACAAGACGCTGAGGGCAATGCTGACTTACAACAAAAATACTCAGACTTGGACAGTAAGTACAAGACACAACAGAAGGAACATGAACAACAACTCAAGACAATGCAACTAGATCATGCTATTGAAATGCACTTGAGCGGTAAGGTTCATGACGCTGGAATAGTGTCTGGGCTACTAGATAAGTCTAAATTGGGATTAGGTGACAACGGAGCGGTGACTGGATTAGATGAACAGTTGACAGCTTTGAAGGAATCTAAAAGCTTTTTATTTGCTCCAGAAAAGGCTGTAGAACCACACATCGCTGGTGCTAAGCCACAAGGGGCGGCACAAGAAGAAACAGTTGCTAACGACCTGACAACGCAGATGATTAATGCGTTTACGTCAGATCTATAATCAAAAAATAGAAAAGAGGAACAGATATGCCAGCAACATTGAACTATGCACAGGCTTACCAACAAGGTTTGCAAACCCGCTACAGTGAAAACGGATTGTTATTCACTCAAAAACTATGGAACTCTCCATCCAACACACTTTTGAAGTTCACAGGCGCTAAAGAAGTAAAAGTACCACGTCTTTTGATTAAGGAAGGGCGTAAAGACCGTACACGTCGTACGATTACGAACATTGACGCTAACTATGAAAACCAATGGGAAACATACACATTGACTAACGAGCGTTACTGGTCAACACTAGTAGACCCATCAGATGTTGATGAAACTAACTATGTTACTTCCATTGCTAACATCACTAAAACATTCAACGATACTGAAAAAGTTCCAGAAATGGATAAATTCATGGTATCTAAATTGTTCTCTCGTAAGAAAGAACTTGATACAGAAAGTAAACAAATCAAGTCATTGAATTTGAGTGAGGAAAACTTCCTCGCAACCTTTGATGAGCTGATGGAACAAATGGACGAAGCTGGGGTACCAGCAGAAGGTCGTGTTGTTTTCTGTACGCCAGCAGTTAAACGTATGATCAAGAACATTAAGCAATTCGGTCGTACAGTTAATATCCATGGCCAAGGTACAGTGATTGACCGTTCTATTGGTCGTTTGGACGATGTGACGATTGAACCATCTATTCCATCTGACCGTATGAAGACCTTGTACAATTTCACAAATGGAGCTAAGGTTGACCCAACTGCTAAACAAATTCATTTCTTCTTGATTCATATTCCATGTATGGCAGCGCCACAAAAATATGAATTTGTAGGACTTGACGCACCAAGCGCTTCTTCAAGCGGTAACTACTTGTACTACGAACAATCTTACGATGATGTATTGCTATTCCAGACTAAGCATGAAGGCCTAGCATTTGTTGTCGCACCTTAAAGAAGGAGGATAGAAAATGTTAACAGTAAAAAAGGACAACCGTGTCCTCAACATTGACGAGTTGGAAAAAGTAACTTTCCTGGAAGATGGTTACGATGTTGTAGAAATTAAGGACGGTGAGTATGTAGTGGTAGAAGCAGCTACAGGCGGACGTACTTACACTATTCAAGAGTACAAAGCAGTAGTTGCTGAACGTGACCAAGCTCTTGCTGAACGTGATAAGGCTCTAGCAGAGCTTGACAAATTAGCTAAGAAATTGGCTAAAGACGATAAGTAGAAAGAGAGGTTCTGCTGATGGAGAAGAGAACATCGGAAGAAATCCAAAAGCATAACGAAGATGCTAGACAGACCTTGATTGACTTGTACGAACAACGTTATACAGGCTATCCAGGAGATTTAGTGGTCGATGAAGTCATGCAGAACATTCTTAACTACTGCAATCGTGAGGATTTTCCTTTAGAGTTGCGATTTGTGGCTATTCAGATGGTTTATGTTGTTTGTAATCCTGACCAAGCTGTCCAAGGTAAGAATATTTCCGTTGGAGATACTCGTGTCGAATTGGCTAAGTCAGACCTTGCCAGACGTGCTGAAAGTGTCTTGTTAGACTTTACGAGTCAGCTACAGAGGTTCAGAAAGTTGAGGTGGTAGGATGAATATCAATGATGTCTTATCTCAGGCAAGACCAAGCATTGAATGGACCTATGATAAAAAGATGGATGTGTTTGCTGCAGTCGAGGGTGCGAAACCAAACGGAGCTGACTTTGTAGAGTTCAAAGAAATCTACAAGAAGGTTCCCTGTCGTGTCTCTGTTCGTAACTTAGTGAATACAGAGCAGAACGAAGCGCACCAACTCAAGACAGAACACAAGATTTTCTGTTCGCCTAAATTTGCTATAAAAGCTGGTAGTAAATTGGTCGTGGACGGTATCAAATACCTGACCAGCGAAGATCCAATGGTTTATGTCACACATCAAGAAATTGTGGTGAGACGGCATGAGTGGCTATGATGATAGTGATGTTCAAGAGTTTTTAAAACGACTTGAACAAGCTCAAGCAATCATTGACTCTGAGTTCATGCAGGCTGCTAAAGATATCGGCCTAGCCTTTTTGAAAGAGGTTAAGGAACGAACACCAAAGGGTCTAACAGGTAAGCTCAATCAATCGTGGAAGATAGAAGTGACCAAAAACGGAAACGTGTACGAGGTTATCGCATTCAACCCTATGGAGTATGCTTCTTTCGTTGAAAGCGGACACCGCCAACAAGTAGGGCGTTATGTCCCTGCCATTGGCAAGCGCTTGGTCAACCCTTGGGTCGAAGGGCGCTTCATGATGCGACTGACAGAAGAACAGATTAAACAGAAAATCCCACAAATCACACAACAAATCGAAGAGAGGCTAAAGGAGGAACTAGGTGGATTATAGTATTAGACCACTCGTCATCAAGCAACTCAAAGATGTGTTTGGGTGCAAGGTGTATGATGAACAAATCCAGCAAGGATTGAAAACACCTTGTTTTATTGTAGATGTGAAACCTGTGACTCGGAAGCGGTTGGCAAACCAAAACGATAAGCAGGTTTTTATTGTCTTGCTGCATTACTACACCGAAAAAACAACCGACTTGTACCAGAAGTTTGAGGAGATTGAAACGGTGTTTAATTCGCCTTCTTTTCGTTATTTAGGGGATAAGTACCCTATCAATGACTTGAAGGTGGAATACAATGCCAATGACTTGATATGCACATTTACAATCACTCGATACGTACGATGGGTTGAAGAAGAACCGACAATGCAAATATTAGAAAGGATAGGTGAAACTTCTCATGGAAATGAATGAAGAAGTAGGTTATGTAACCGAACCAGTGGTCCCAACCACTGAAGATAAATTTGGTAAAGAGGCATTACTCAAGTATTTTGAAGATGATGCAACTTTGTTAAACATTTTGCTGGAAGATGATCAGTCATACTCACTAGCAGAAGTAAGACGCATTTTAGAAGACTGGAGAAAGGGTGTGGCTAACTAATGGCACAATGGACAGTACAGAATAAACGAGTTCCAAAGGCCTACATCAATTTCGAATCAAGAGATGATGTGATTACTCCTTTGGAAGACAATACGATTGCAGCAGTTATGATTGCTGGGTCTTGGGGAGAGCCTGGTGCTTTCACACTTGTTGATGGTACAAGCAACTTCCGCCGCCTGTTTGGTAAACCGATTGATGAACTTCTTCCAATTCGTGAAGCCTTGAAAGGAACCGGTAAGGTTCTTGTCTACAATGGTGTGAACAGCACTGGGGTACAGGCAACGAAAACTGAAAATGATATGGTTGTTACAGCTAAATACAAAGGATTAGCTGGTAATAATATCCATGTTATCTTCAAGAAACAAGTCGAGACTGGTTTTGAAGTGACAACTGTTTTCTTTGGAAAAGAAGTTGATAAACAAATCATCACAGCCTTGCCATTTAAGAATGACTATGTGAATGTGACTGGTACTTTAACAACAGAAGATAAAACAATCTTGCTTGAAGGTGGTACCGATGGAGCTACAACCAATTCAGAGGTTGAAGATTTCCTAAATGCACTCGATACTCAAGACTTCCGTGTCTTGGCTTTGGGTACAGATGAAAGTGCAACGAAAGCACTTGTTACGGCTCATATCAAGAAATGGCGTGACGCTGGTCGTTCAGTTATTGCAGTCTTGAATGATTACACGGATGCTGACGATGAAGGTGTTGTATCAGTGGGTAACGGAGTTACATTAAGTGATGGTACGAAACTAAGCGCTAAGGACTGTGTATACTTCGTAGCTGGTAAGTATGCAGGGGCTGGCTTGCAATCTAATACATTCAAGTCTTATCCAGGCGCTATCGACTGTGAGCGTAAGAATGAAGCTGAGGCTGAAAAGCTCATCAATAAAGGTCAGCTTATCTTTGCTTATCGAAATGAAAAAGTGATTATCCTGTCAGATGTGAACTCATTTACTAGCTATACGGCAGAACACAGCCGTATTTTTGGTAAGAACAAACTTGTCCGTACCATGGATAATATCAATACTAATGTCAAGTATGTCTTTGAGAACTACTTCATCGGTAAAGTGCCAAACAACGTGAATGGCCGTGAGTTGTTTAAACAACGGATCATCACAATGGTTCTTGACCCACTTGCTCAGAAGCAAGCCTTGGAGTATAAAGCGAAAGATATTGAAATTTCACAAGGTATCACTAAAGAATCTGTCGTGGTTAACTTGCCAGTTGTCTTGACAGATGCTATGGAAATCTTGTACATGACGGTTATCTGTGATTAAGAAAGGAGAAACTAGCTAATGGCTATTATGAGTCAATTAGATGCTTTGTCTGCTAAAGAAGGAACGGTCTTCTTTACAATCAATGACAAGCAGTACGAACTAGCAGAGCTTATCTCTCTAGAAGCAAAAATTGAATACACAAAAGCTGACGTGACCCCTCTGAACTCTCGTATGAAGGGTGGTAAGATTGTCGGTGCAGAAGGTACAGGTTCGTTGAAGATGTACTATCACCGTCCAGAATTAAAGGCGATGGCTTTAAACTATGTCAAACAAGGTATTTTGCCTCGTATCGATATCAAGTGTACCAATGAAGACCGTTCATCTCGCGCAGGTCGCTATACTATCGTTTTGAAAGGTGTTCTGTTCAAAGAATCACTTATCTTTAAACTAGATGGATCAGCAGATGAGGTCATTGACGAAGAAACAGACTTCACATTCCAAGATTTTGATATCCTATCAGAATTCCAAGAAATTAAATACTAACACAAGGAGGGAATAGTGGTGAGTGGATTACAAGCGTTTTTAAAACAAAATAAAAAAGGGGAAGAGACTAAGGATGTCTTGCTTCCTTCTTTTGAGGAACCAGTTAAAATTCGAGTGTTGAGCGCTCGTGAAGCGGACTCAATCAACGACCGTTGCTTTGTGAATAAGCCCGGTCGTAACGGACGTCAAGAGCGTGTTTTTGACGGTGTTAAATATAACCGTGAAATCTGTATTGCGTCTATCGTGGTTCCTGACCTTAACGATAAAGAATTGCAAGATTCTTATGGAACAATGGGAGCTTCTGAGTTATTCGGTACTATGTTTAATTGGGGCGAAAGCGCCTTGATTTTGGAAGCTGTGACCGAACTCAGCGGTATCAACCAAACATTCCAAGATAAGGTCGACGAGGCAAAAAACTAATAAAAGAGGACGCGGAGGCAAAACTTGCCTACTTCGCCCTCGTAAACTATTACATTCGCCCTAGTGAATTTGTGAATATGGATGTAGAAGAAAAAGCCTTTTTCGCTGCAGTCATGCACGAAGAGGGGCTACAACGTAAAAAAGCAATGAAGAAGTGAGGTGATTCTATTGGCAAATATACAAACAACCATGTCTTTGACCGATAGAGTCACAGGCACTTTAAATAAAATCTATGCGACCATGGAACGTGTCAAAAACGCAGGTTCTGGCATAGATAAAGCCATGAAGGCTCAAGAGTCCGCTATGAAAAAAGCTGGCGATTCTGGTCAATATTTTGTCAATAAAGCTGGGCGACTCATTGATATTAACGGTAGATTTGTAAATAGTGCAACTTTAGCAGCTGCAGGGCTCAAAAAAGAAGAACGGGCTCTAATAGATTTAGGGAATGCTTCGAACCATGCTTCTAACAAATTAAGTAAGTTAGGATCTTTGAAAGGTCTATTGAAAACTGCTTTAGCTAGTATTGCAGCCGTTAAAACTGCCAAACAAGCTATAAATATGTCAGACGAGTATGCCAATATGCACGCTCGTTTAGATATGATTCGTGACGGTACGCAGACGACAGAGGAACTTCAAAAGTCTATCTATACATCCGCACAGCGTACAGGATCGGCCTATACAACCACGGCAAACGGTGTCGCTAAGATGCGGATGCAGGCTGGCGATGTTTTTCAAAACAACGGTGAAACAATTGCCTTTTTGGAAACCATGAACAAATCCTTTGTAGTCGGTGGGGCAAGCATTGAAGATCAAAAAAACGCCATGCTTCAGCTTACTCAGGCTATGGCCAGTGGTAAGTTGCAGGGTGATGAACTACGTTCTCTTGCTGAAACTTCACCAGCCTTAATCCAAGCTATTGCCAATAAGCTAGGCGTTAGTCGTGGCGAGGTTAAAAAACTCGGAGCAGACGGGAAGATTACGGCCGACATTGTCAAAACTGCCATGCTGGAAGCAAGCGAAGCGATTGATCAACAATTCCGCAACATGCCAATGACATGGGGCAGGGCATGGCAGAACTTCCTGAACTTTGTGACCAAGGCGCTTGAGCCAATATCGATTAAGATAAATCAGATAGTGAACTCGTCAGCTTTCCAACAATTTGCCCAGATTGTAGCCACGGTGCTTCAATATGTCGTTCAAGCGGTCATCTTTGCCATGGATATGATTGGGGCTGTTTTGAGTATGTTAGCACCGATTGCTCAATTTGTCATCGATAACTGGTCTGTCATTCAACCGATTATTATTGCCGTAGCAATTGCTATTGCTACTTATGTGGTTGCCATGAATGCAGCAGAAATCGCCACTAAATTATTTAGTATCGCTACCAACGTGGCTAAAACAGCTATGGCTGGTTTTAATGCAGTAATGGCAATGAACCCAATCATGTTGATTGTGATGGCAGTCATCATTCTTATCGGCCTCTTCTATGCCTTGGTCGCATGGTTTAACAATCTTACTGGTGCAGCTGTATCAGCTACAGGAATCATCATAGGGGCTATATTTTACCTAGGAATGACCATTTGGAATATACTTCTTAGTATTGCCAATGCAGCTATCTGGGTGATTAATATGATGTTGCAGGGTGTTTTTTGGTATGTGAATACCGCAATAGCATTCTGGATGTTTCTCTATCAGGCTATCTTAACTATTTTGATAGGTATTTTAGACTTTATCGACTGGTTTGTTACTGGTGCTGTTAACTTATGGAACGAGATGTCTTTCCAAGTTCAAAGCGCTTGGTATGATATCGCTCAAGGCGGCCGTGATATGGCTGTCGCTATTGCAGGTTTCGTAGATAATATGGTCAATAGTGTTATTGGTGCAGTTGAGGGTATGATTAACTCTGTTCTTGGCGGATTTAACAAGATGATAGGGTTCTTAAATGGTCTTGGGTTGAACGTCAAAGCAGTTGGTTCAGTCTCACTAACCAGAAGTAACTTCGCTGGAAATATCGCTGGTGCAATTGATAGTATGCAGAAACCAGTCAAAAAAACCTTTGAAGGTCTGCACTTGGCAGATGGTCTGAAACAACACAAGGCTGGTTTAGAAACTCCGCACCTTGACACTCCACAGCTGGGGTATCTTGAACTTGGGGACCGAATGGGAGCCTTTAATAAAGGGTATGAAATCGGTAAAGGTATCGATAAGGCAGTCGGTGGTTTCTTCAAAGGAGCTGGCGATAGCAATGGCGCTGGAAACAATTTCTTGGGCGACCAAGGAAAAACACCTTATGAACTCAGCCCAGCAAGTTCAGTACCTGGACAAGGAGACGGAGGACAAGGCGGAGGCGGTGGCCACAACCCTACTGGTGGTAAATTAGACAAAGTCGGCAAGATTGAAGATGAAATCAAACTGGACGATGAATACATCAAGTTAATTAAGGATGTCGCGACCATGAAGTGGCAACAGAATTTCATTACCTTGAAACCAGAGATTGTCACCAACATTGACTCCATTAACAACGCTGGCCAGTATGCTAACGTATTGGATGATTTGAATGCAACGATTGTAGACGCTTTGAATAATGGCGCTGACGGACTCATGGCTTACTAGGAAGGAGGTAGCAGATGTTTATATTTATTGAAGGTATTAAATTGCCAGTGAATCCAGAAGAAATCAAACTGGAGGACAAACAAGGAATTGAGACGGTTGCTATCATCGATACTGGTAACGTTCCGCTTGTCGGAAATCCAGAGCTTCAATCGATTGAGTTTGAATCCTTTATTCCTAGTGGAAGATACGATGGGAACTACCAACGAAATAGCCGTGTCTCTCCAGAATCCTTTGTATCATCTATTCGTAAATTTAAGACGGAAGGCACTCCTATTCAACTCATGATTGGGGGTGCTTTTGGTTCTGCTATTAACGGGAAATTTCTAGTGGAACAATTCGATGTCTCTACCAAGACGGGATATGAAAATGACCTGATTTATAAGATTAAGTTCTTACAATATCGGTCTCACAAACCACGAAAGGTCACTATCAAAGATAAGCAAGCGCTTGAGGCTACTAAAAAGAAACCTCAGGCGAAAGCTACTGAAGAACGTAGCCCTACGACTGAGAAACCTGCTCAAAAAAGCCATACGGTTGTGAGTGGCGATACTCTTTGGGGGATTGCTCAAACTTTTTATGGAGATGGCAGCCGATATACTGAAATTTACGAAGCCAACAAAGACAAAATCAAAGACCCTCATTGGATTTACCCTGGACAGGAGTTCGTGATACCATGATGCAATTATTCTATCAGAACAATAAAACTGGAGATACATGGGATTTAGCAACTGTGTCTGAAAAAGTCGAATTCAAGACAACTAGAAAAGGGTCAGCTTGGAGCGTGGAGATTAGCTTGTACAACTCTACAAAAGTAGCCTTTGAATACGGTTCTCCGCTCGCTTTCAAGCTAGATGATAAAGAGGTGTTCTTTGGTTATTTGACGAAAATCAAGTACGAAAAAGATACAAAAACAACCTTGACTTTTCATGACCAGATAAAGTACTTACTACGCAATATCAACTTTGTTGCCAAGAACAAAAACGTCAATCAAATCGTCTCGGCAATCGCAGGAGATTTTGATTTGAAGATTGGGGAACTAAAAGCCCCAGCCGTGACCTTATCTCCTCAGTTGAAGGAAGATAAGAAAGCTCTGGATATTATCCAAGAAGCCATGGACGAGGCCTTGGTGCAAAGTGGAGAATTGCTGGTTTTGTATGACAAGTTCGGAGAGTTGACGCTAACAACTCCAAAAAACCTACCAATCCAGTACATTATCGGTAATGAATCCTTTATGTCTAGCTTTGAGTTCGAAGGTTCGATTGAAGATAGTGCCAATATTGTCCGCTTGATTCAAGAGAACAAAGAAACCAAAAAGAGAGAGGTCTACATCTATCAGGACAGCTACAACATCGGCGCTTGGGGAAAACTCCAGTACATGAAAAAAGTGGATGAGAAAGCAACTGAGGGGCAAATCAAACAATGGGGCGAAATGCTCTTGAAGATGAAAAACCGTCCCAAAGAAACTTTTAGTTTAAAAGCTGATATTGGAAGTATTGACTTTTTAGCAGGCCATGCAGTCTATGTGGATGTTAAGGATATTGAGAAGAAGGGATGGTATGTCATTGAAGAGGCGACTCATTCCTTCAGTGCAGAAAAGCACACGATGGAAATTAAATTATTCATGGCAGGAAGTGAGTAGATGGAAGTAATAGAAAATCTAAAGAAATTGATTAGTAATTTCATTGAAAATCGCCAGTTCGCAAAGATAACGACTGGTGTTGTTTTATCGGTTTCTCCACTAAAAATCCAATTGACCAATGAGTTGATTTTAGATGATTCTATGCTTGCTGTCACATGGACCGATGAGGCATTGGATCCTGAGTACGTAGGTCAAACCCTTCATCTCATCAGACAAGATGGTGGAGGGTTTTATTATGTCTTGTACAAGAAGATATTCCACTACAAGCGCAAAGCAAAAGGAGGTTCTGATGAATGAGTACTCCTAAAACAAACTTTTTAAACATCGCTAAAAATGTTGTCGAAGCTAAGAAACAGCCTAGCTTAACACTAGATGAAACCAATATCTTGCTGGAAACAGATGGTATTCATGCCTTGAAGCAATCTATTAGACGCATGCTGACGACTGAACGGTTCATCTATACGATTTATGACCATCGGTACGGTGTCGAATTAGACGTTTTATTTGGTGGGGATATGGATTATGCCCAGATGGATATCGCACGGCGCATAAAAGAAGCCTTGTATGAAGATGACAGGATTCATGAGGTTCATTCTTTTTCTACTAAGGTAAAGAAAGATGAGTTTTATGTGCAGTTTATGGTTGATAGTGATTTTGGAACATTTGAAATGGATTTGGAGGTGAAACGATGATAAAGGTAAAAACATATCCAGAAATTTTAGAGGATATGCTGGCCTTGTTTGATGATAAGTATGACAAAAGACAAGGGTCTGTTTTGTACAATCTAGTTGCGCCTGCAGCTCGAGAAGTTGCCATTCAGTATACAGTCTTAAAATCGTATGAGGAAGTCAACTTTTTAGACACGAGTACAGGTATTTTTTTGACTCGTTTGTGTAGGCAGTTCGGAGTTGAACGCTTGCCAGCCACGGCATCGGTTCGATTGGTTCAATTCAAACAGGAAATTCCACTCGGAACCCGTTTCAGTGTGGTTAATAGTGAGTATAATTTCCGTGTCTTGGAACGTCGCTCTGGATTTGAGTATAGTGTAGTAGCTGAACAAGTCGGTAGTGCTCCTAATTATGTAAGAGGTCAACTCATCAACATTGATGTATTGAGCGATTTTAAAGGAGCAGAAATCGGCTCTGTTATCGTCGTAGGAGAAGACGAAGAGACGGATAAGCAACTCCGTAAGCGTACCATTGAATACTTGAAAACACCGACCTTAAACGGGAACATCGCCCAATACAAGAAGTGGGCCAGCGAGTTCGTTGGTGTTGGTTCAGCACTTATTGAACCGCTTTGGAAAGGACCTAATACGGTTCGTGTATCTATCACAGACGCTGATGGTAATGAAGCTAGTTCGGAACTTGTAAATAAGTTCAAGAATTACTTAGATCCTGAACCAAGTGGCCACGGATTAGGTGTAGCTCCGATTGGTGCTTATGTGACTGTTCAGTCTGTAAGTGGCTACAATGTTCGTATTACTGCAACTATCAAGATTGATGAAGATGTAGATATTGAAACAATCAAGAACGAGGCAAAAGCTCAACTCATTAAATACTTACGTGAAGAAGCATTTGAAGAGAAAGAGGTTCGAAATTATAAAGTTGCCACAATCATTGACAGAATTAATGGGGTTCGAGATGTGGACCGTATTTTGTTGAACGACAGGGAACAAAGTATCGAATTATCAAATACTATGCTTCCTAAATTAACGGAGGTAACTATCAATGTCGCACGTTAGATATCGTATGTTATCGGCTTTACCAGAGGTCTTAGATCCAACAATCAATGATTTGTTTGAAGCTGAGATTCCAGAGTTGGAATTGATTACAGACTTAATCTTTGATACCAGACGGTTGATGCTGTTGCCAGAAGCTACAGAAGACTGGCTTGCAAGATGGGAAAAGGCCCTTCAGGTAAAACCGAAAACGACCGACTTGGAAGAACGAAGGCGTTATCTAATCACTTTAATTTCTTCCAAAATCAAAATTAACTCAGTGAGCTTACAAAAAATTACAAAGAGCTTTACGAATGTCAATAACTTAGTAACGGTCAAGGATTCAGCGGTACATATCCGATTTTTAGGAGAGCTACCGACTGGATACTTGAACCGTTTTTTAAAGTATGTGCGTGAGTTGATTCCTGCTCACTTAGGGATCCAATTCTCAGTTGAAGCGCCAATGATAAATAAAATTTATATTAGTGGACACACGCTTTTAGATGTTCGTACAGTTCGATTCAAGTAAAAGAAAGGAGCGATTAGATGGGATATTTTATCCAGCCGATATTGACCGATAAAGCAAGTAGCGAAACAGCTCTAGCTATTCAAAATAGAGAGCCGTTAGTATTTACTCGTATTGCTTTGGGAAGTGGTCGGCATCGGACAGACGCTGGTAAGAAAAACGATGTAGCTCAAGTAGTTCATTCTCTACAAGTTGCACAATCTATATCGACTGAAACAGCAGATACAATTCGTATCGTGGCACGATTGGATAATTCACGGATTGAGCGTGAGATGATTGTCAATGAAATCGGTGTGTTTGCAAAACGTGGCAATCATGAAGAATTCATGTACATGTATACTTGGGCAGAGCAAGGGGATGTTATTCCTCCTAAAACATCTGCTTATGTATATCGAGATTATGATTTCAATACGACTATTAGCAAGAATAGTCAGATTACCATTCAATACAATGCTAATAATTTGGTCTATGCCTCTATTTCTGAGTTGAAATCAACAGAAACCAAGCTGCAAAATAACATTGACAATCATAGCAGAGATACATCACGACATGTATCGGTTGAGGAACGTACAAAATGGAACGGGAAAGCTGACGCAACCCATCGTCACAAAGTATCTGATATTGACGGTCTTGAAGCGATTATCGGTAATCAAACAACAAATAAAGCGAATCAATCAGACCTTACCGGTCACATTCAAAACCAAAACAACCCACACAATGTCACTAAGCAACAAGTGGGACTAGGGAATGTCACGAATGTTGAGCAAGCAAGTAAGTCTGATTTTCAACATCACTTAGACAATCATAATAACCCTCACGGTGTCACAAAGACACAGGTAGGATTGGGTAACGTGACAAATGTGGAACAGGCTAGTAAGCAGGAGTTCAACGCTCACACTACTAATCGAAAGAATCCGCATAATGTGACGAAAGAGCAAGTCGGTTTAGCAAATGTGATGAACGTAGAACAAGCCAGCAAGACCGATTTTGACGCTCACACAAGAGATACGACTAAACACGTTACTCAACAGGAGAGAACCTCTTGGAATAGTAAGGCAGACGGTCGTGCGTTGACAGACCACACAGGGAACAGGAACAACCCTCACGGTGTTACCAAGGCACAGGTTGGTCTAGGTAACGTGGCCAATGTGGAACAAGCGAGTAAGAGCGAATTTAATTCTCATTCACAAAATTCGACCATTCACGTATCAAGCGTGGATAAGAATAGATGGAATGGGGCGCAGTTGACTAAGCTAACTAATGACAATGGCAGTGCTAAAACTGCTACAGGAAACTGGGATAGCTATGTGGAGTCCGGAATGTATACAGGAGCAGGGCTTTCGAATTCACCAAAGGGTTCACGTTCTCCGCTCTATGTGACTGTAACCAAAATCGACGGCCAGAACGTTATGCAGCAGGCAGTAGATAACATGAATACATTTACTGCGGTTAGAACCAAAGTGAATGGCGTTTGGGGAAGCTGGCAGGTGTTGCCCAGGCTGGATATGAGAGTCATTCCTTTGGAATTTGAGAGTGGTGTAAGACCATCTAGGTTCGCTCTTGAAGGCGATAATAAAATTTATGTCATTGGTAATGTCGTAATTTTGAAATATGCAATTGACGGAAATTCGCTAGAAAATGCTCCAAATAATAATTCGATGTACGACAAAAAAATCTTTAGAATCCCCACATCTCTTTTGCCTGCGAAGCGTGGTGGCGAAACAGAATCGTTGCCAGCGCTTTATGGTAAATCCGACATGGTTGTATCTCAATACAAAAACAATTCTCCTGCAGGTTCATTCTTTGCTTCAGAAGTGTTTTTTAATCACAAAGATGGCTTGTGTCATACAACACCACCGATACCTCCGTACCAGAATTACTGCAATATTTTTATGTGGATTAAGAAATAAATTATAGAAAGAAGTAAATAACATGGAATTTTTAGTAGAAAACAAACTTTTTAGAGTTGACAAAACAGTAGTAACTATCCGTAAAGAACAACCTTTCACGTATTACACTCGTGAGCTTGACGGAGACCGACTAGGTGACTCTGATGAAAAAATCATTCAAGCAGTCCTAGAGCAAGTCCATGCAGAGCTTGACCCAACGAGTGCTATTGTTCAAGCGCAAGCGAAGCTGCAAGAAAATCAGGCTAAACTTCAAGAAACTGAACAAAAACTGGCTGAGACAGAAGCCAAACAGACGGCTACAGACCAAGAAGTTAAGCATAATAAAGCTGAAACAGACCGCTATGGTAAAATCATCCATGCGGTCGTTTTAAATGCCGTAGCAGGCAAGACAATCGCTTATGGAACAAACTACAAGGAATTGGTAGAGTTGATTCCACTCGCTGAAGTCGGTAAACGCTACATGGCACATGACTTGATTACCCTTGAAGACCCAACACACGTTGAAGTGGACGGCGAAGGTAAGCGTATCTTGGTTCAGTTGAACAAGGAATTCACTTATAACGGTGAACCTGTCAGCGATTTCGCTCGTAATGGTCGTCTTGAAATGGATGGAACAGGCGCAGCGTGGAAGTACGAACCTCAAGAAACGACTGTCGCACCAGCAGCTGCAGTTTCTACAACAGCTACCGTGACTCCTACAGCAACAGAACCTTCTGCTACAACAGTTGCACCTAACCAATAATGGGGGTAACTATGGACGTCTTACAACAGATAGAACATTTCTTCATGAACGTGCTACCATCGGCTTCACCAATTATCATCGCTTGGCTTAGCTACAAATTGCCGAAAAAAGCCAAAGAAGAGACGGAGAAAATCGTCTCGGAACTAACCGATGTTAAGAAACAGATTAAAGATGTCCAGACTACCGCTAAAGATAGCAATTCCAAAATCGACGAAGTGCAAGAAAAATTAAAAATTCACGATGAGGCGCATCTAAATACCATGAAGTTGCGCCTTGACCGTGATATGCGACGGGCTATTAACAGAGGATATACCTCTAGAGATGAATTCTCACTAGTAGAAAGCATGCACAAAAGCTATAAAACTCTAGGAGGTAATGGATACATAGATCGTTTATACTGCGATTTTGAGAAATTGGATATTACGACAGATATCTTAATTGATGATTAGATAGAAAGAGGTTCAGAATGGGTTGTAACAACCGCAGAGTTAATACAACCAATTTGGCTCGAGTTGATGGTGGCGACCTTATCAAACAAGGGGATTTGTCTTCTACTTTCGGATTTGAATTGTTAGATGAAAATTACGGTGTCATGACCTCGTTTGAGGGTCAAGATGCGGTTATTACTCTAACAAAGGGACAACGTAGGTGGAAGACAACTGCTCCCGTCACTAGCCAT